GTCATAATCCACTAGCATAGTGGAATAGAACAGTCAATTAATCAACATGCGAAACTTTAAAGGAAATAATAATGGATAAGTGGTATAATTTAGGTTATGGTGTAGGTAGTGTCAACACAGATGAACTCAATACTATATATTGTCAGGAGTTCTATCTTATGTTTGGCAAATTGCCTCAACCAAGCAAAATGAGTCGACCTGTATTGTTAAATGAAATACGTAAGCTTCAACAATACAACATGCGTTCCTCGGCTCACCCCTCATGAGAGCCTCGTCTCTTATTTTATTAATTACATGGAGTATATGTTATGGTAATCAGAAATGTAACAAACAATCTATTTGATGTCTTCTGGAAAGATGGCTGGGATAATTGTGTTCGTGTAAAACGTATCGGTAAAGACTTTAGAGTGGTTAAAGCATTCAAGAAACCACCTAGAGATGTCTTTCAATTTATTAAAAGGAATTGTTTATGAAACCAATAACTCATATAACATTCACGAATAAGTATAGCATCCAAGATACAGATGCATTAGTCAAAGAAGACGAAGAACTTCGTATAACTGATGACTTATATATTATTCGTTCAGTATATAAACGTAAGAAGTATAGTTATAGTAGCACAGATGAAACACAGTATGACTACTATCCTGCATTCAAACTCATGTCTCGACAGCTATCTGAAATGCGTGAGAGACAGAATGAGTATGATGTAGCTCTAATGATTTGGGATGATAACTATGTCTGGCAATACAGACAGGGTTATGTAGAACAGTATGCTAAAGTCCTAGTTCATGGTAGGTATTCAGATAAACGTGCTATGTTTGATGCTATATATTACATGGTTAACCCATTGCAAATGAGATACAATGATGGTAGACTCAAAGCAGGGTTCAAGAATCATTTAATACGTAGGTTCAAAGGCTTCGCTAAAAAGAGTAAGACTTCTCTTAAGATGTTACAAGAATTAGAGAGGGAATGCTCTGTTAATTATCAAGATGATTTGTTCCATCCAGAACTGATAATCAAGATGCGTAACTATCTTGATAATGAAATAGAAATACATCAATGTCCATTTACTCTTGAGATTAACAGTAAGCATCAGATGGTAAGGTTTAGTTTATCTGGTGTCATGAGATGGTGTCAAGGTACAATGACTAGTGATGATGTTGAAGAATCAGGTTATAGTTATGATGCTGGTAGTCATACATTCTTGTTAGAGAATGAGATAATGATTGATGGTACATGCTATGATAGTACACAAGTCAATGTAGTTAGGTGTACTGGATGTAATACAAGATGTGTCGAAGAAGAAACCAGAGATGGTGAGTGTGTTGAATGCTGTGGTCGTGACTATCGTATTCATAACTATACTCATAGAGTAGAGGAAACACTAGGCTTTGACAGACGAAACAAATTAGCCAGCGAACCTTATCTTGGTATCGAGATGGAGTTCCAGGTAGATAAGCGTAGAGCTGGACGATTGTATGTAGGTGATACAATGTTTGGTCATGCTCTTATGAAAGAGGATGGTAGTATAACTAATGGCTTTGAATTAGTATCAAGACCGGCAGGTTATACATCTCATCTAGCACGATACGATTCATTCTTGACTGACTTACCAGAGTATATACATCCACATCAATCATGTGGTATGCATGTACACATCAGTCGTACTGCATTTACACATCTAGGTGCTGGTAAACTTGTTGAGTTTATGAATCGTGAAGATAACAAAGAGTTTATTAAACTAATAGCTGGTCGTAACTCTACTAACTATCAATCATCTGACCCTTCGTATGATATTAAAACACCATACATGCAGGCTATTAAAGATAGGTATGTAGGTAGATATAACTTTGTTAATCTCAACAACAAGAAAACAATTGAGCTTCGTATCTTTGCAACACCTGCTAACAAACAGGAGTTTACTATACGTATGCAATTTGTTAAAGCAATGATAGAGTATTGCAAACCAGCACTACATGCTGTATCATTAAAGCAACAGACTCACTTTGAATCTTTCGTATCATGGTTAGACAACACCAAGAAAGAGTTCAAAGATTTACACAATCATATAAAGGAATCAACACTATGTGCATAGCAGTTATGAAATCAGAAAATAAAAAGATTAGTAAAGCAACATTACAAAGATGTTACGATGCTAACCCAGATGGTGCAGGCTTTATGTTTGCAGAGAACAAAGAACTTACAGTAAAGAAAGGTTACTTTACATTTAAAGAATTCTATAAGGAGTATAAGCCACATGAAAACAAACAAGTACTATTACACTTCCGTATTAAAACGCATGGTCCAATTGATAAAGCTAATTGCCACCCATTCCTTGTTAATAGTGGTCTTGGCTTTATTCATAATGGCATCATCAATGGTTACGGTGATAACAAAGAGTCAGATACAATCCAATTCAACAACAGTATCCTTAAGAAGATAGTAGCTAAACATGGCAACATGGGATTGTTTGATGACCCAATGGTTGAGCTCATTGAGAATGTCATTGGTTATAGTAAGCTTGTCTTCCTTGATAGACATGGTAACTATCGTATCATGAATGAACAGAAAGGTTCATGGCATGATGGTGTATGGTACAGTAACAGTAGCTGGAAGAAACCAGAGCCTGTTAAATACATGACAGGATATGATTGGACTAAACATTCAGGTACGCATCGTACTTCGCTGCGACCCGCAGCCAAGAACTCTAGCTCCCTTCATAAAGATAGCTGGATAATAGTTGATGATGACTATGTACATGGTAGTGGTGATGAGTCAGTTGTCATTAAGAAAGGTGAGTGGTTAGAAGTTGCTGATATTGATACATCTAAAAAGACATGTACCTTATTCAGTAGTGACTATCAGAATCCATTAGTCTATAAAGGAATCCCTCTTGATGTAGCTGAGAAGTGGGATGATGCAGAGACACATGAATTCAATAAGTCATTTGACTTTTAATTAAAAGTATGGTATAATATTTATATAGGAGTAAGATATGTTAACATGGTATATTGTAGTAGAAGATGAGTCGGGTAATAAAGTAGAACTACGAGATGTCCCGAAGGATGTTGAGGTAGTTGTTGATGAATATATACATGACATGGAGGGTAATTAAAATGGCATCAGATAAAGGTACTAACGAATGGCATGGTGATGAAGGTGAAGAGAAGGATGACTATGAACCAGACTATGATTCAATCAATGATGATATGTGGTTACGTAAGAAAGAAGATGAAGAAAAACAACAGCAGATAATAGAATCATGCTGTCAACTAGGAGATATAAAATGAAGCTAACAGAAATGGTACTTATAATATTACTATTAGTAATATTACTATCGTTCTTTAATGTAGTTACTGCAGGGATAGAAGTAGATACAGTATACTCACCAGGTGGAACACAAACTTGTTGGGCTTATCCTGATGGTAAGGTGGTGTGCTTCTAATGCGCTGCCTAGCTTGTGATAAAAACTTATCAGACTTTGAATCTACTCGTAAACACCATGAGTCAGGGGAGTATGTTGATATGTGTAACAAATGTTACAGTACAATACAACAAGATGTGACTGATGTTGATGAACGTGAAGACTTACGTCATGTAGATGACGATTATATTGACGAACAATAAGCACCAGAGCATCGGTAGCTGTAAGCTGAGATGCTAGTGCGTAATTGAGAGGAGTGTAATGAGTAACTTTATTAAGCTTGGACCATGTCCTCACTGTGGTTCAAGAGATAACAGAGCAGAGTATGCTAATGGATACTGGTGCTTTGGTTGTAGTAAACTAGAAAAGAAAAATGATACACAAACTTTAAGAGAGCGGGTCTATGGTACCCGTTCTACTAAAGAAGAAGGCATGAACTCTGTGCTTAATACAACTAAACACATACCACAGAAAGGAATGCAATGGCTATTAAAGTATGACATCCGACAGGATGAGATAGATAAATATAATATACAATGGGAACCTGATATGAATATCTTAGTATTATTACAGAACTCTAACTATTGGCAAGGTAGAAACTTCGGCTTTGGTAATGCAAAATATAGAAGTAATGGTATAAAACCCTTGACTATTTATGGTGAAGGTGATATAATAATATTAGTAGAGGATGTTTTATCTGCTATTAAGATAGCAAGAACAAAGAAGTATTGTGCTTCGCCATTGCTTGGCAGCTCTTTGAGCAAGCATGCCGAATCACAGTTAGTTAAAGACTATAAACATATCTATGTCTGGCTAGACAGAGACAAGGCTAGTAACGCAGTACGTATTAGAAATAGGCTACGTTCTTTAGGTGTAACAAGTAGAGCTATCATCAGTGAGCTTGACCCTAAAGAGTACGATAAACAAACGATAACGGAGATAATAAATGATTGAAGAAGTAATACTTAATCTATTCTTAAATGATAGAAGTCTTTATGATAGGTACTATAAGTATATTAACTTACAATATATTAAAGATAACTTCACTAATATATATAAGTTATTTATAGTACTGCATCAACACTATGAGTCTAGTAAAGATAGCAACGTGCGACAGATAGACTTCGAGTTAGTATATAACAGTAGCTACATGCTAGAGAATAGTGAACGTGAAGAACTAACAGACACACTGACCAGGGTGTATGGTTTAGATTGTTCTAAAGATAATGCAATCAAGTATCTTAATGACCATAAGAAAAGATGTATCGCTGGTGAACTAGCTAAGGTAGCATTAGATGTAGAAGATGGTTCAGCTAGTATAGAAGAACTAACTAATAAAGTAGCAGAGTTAAATGAATCAGAAGAAGTTAAAGAAAAGATTGACTCTGTTAATATGAACCTGATTGATTTGTATGAATCACAGATACAAACACCAGGTCTACGATGGAGATTAAATTGGCTAAACAAATCACTAGGTTCTCTACGTAAGGGTGACTTCGGTTTCATCTTTGCTAGACCAGAGACAGGTAAGACTACCTTCTTAGCATCAGAGATGACCCATATGGTATCACAAACAGATGGTGATATACTCTGGTTTAACAACGAAGAGCAGGGTAAGAAGGTAGCAGTCAGATGTTTCCAAGCTCTGTTCGGTGTAACAAACAAAGAGTTATTTGATGAGAAAGAAATCAATGCTGATGAGTATAGAGAAAGAGTAGGTGATAGGATTAAGATATATGATTACGAAGATTCAAGTAGCATCAAGCGTATTGAACAAGTAATACAATCAACTAATCCATCACTAATAATCTTTGACCAGATAGATAAGGTCAAAGGATTTAAGAATGAACGTCATGACTTACAACTCAAGGCACTGTATCAGTGGGCTAGAGAGATAGCCAAGACATATGCACCAGTGATTGCAGTATCCCAAGCAGGTGGTACTGGTGAGGGTAAGATATGGTTAACGATGGATGATGTTGATAGTAGTAAGACAGCCAAGCAAGGTGAGGCTGACTGGATACTAGGCATTGGTAAAGAACAAGACAACACTAGTAACCAAAGGTTCTTAAACATTAGTAAGAATAAACTGTTAGGTGATGAGGATACATTGCCTGACCTAAGACATGGTAATACACAGGTGTTAATTAAACCAGAGATAGCGAGGTACATGGAGATATGAGTTACTTAGTATTAGATGTAGAGACAACGATTAGTAATAAAGGTAATCCCTTTGATAGAACTAATAAGCTGTGTATGGTAGGCTTACTAACAGCTAATGAGAAAGTTATATATGATATAGAATACTCCGTAGACCCCTACAAGGAATCACTAAAACAAATCCAATTAGCCGTGGATAAGTGCGATGTGCTTGTAGGGTTCAACATTAAGTTTGACTTACATTGGTTAGCTAGGTATGGTATTAAGTTTGCTAACAAACGTATATGGGATTGTCAACTGACAGAGTTTATACTACGTAATCAGACTAATGCATACCCATCATTAGATGGTGTGTCTGAATACTATGACCTGGGTAGTAAGCTTGATGAAGTCAAGGAGAACTACTGGAAGAATGGTATTGATACTGACAAGGTGCCAAAGGATATACTGTCTGAGTATCTAGAAAAAGATATAGAACTAACAGAGAAAGTTATGTCTATGCAAATGAAAGAGTTAGCCGACCAGCCTCAACTGAGGCGGCTAATCTCTCTACATAATCAAGACTTACTTGGTCTACAAGAGATAGAATTCAATGGTCTTAAGTATGAGTACGACAAGTCACAAATATTAGGAGATGAATTAGATGAACAAATCAGTAAGCTCAACCAAAAACTTTATGACTATCATACTTACGATAGTTTTAATCCCAATTCTGGGGAGCACCTTTCTGCTTTTCTTTACGGTGGGTTTGTTAAAGAGCGTTTTCAACGCGCCATTGGACATTACAAGACTGGCGTACACGCAGGCGAAGTTAAGTATAAGTGGGAAGAAAGACTCAAAGAATTCCCAAGACGAGTAACTCCCCTGGTAGGTAGTGAACTTAAGAAGGAAGGATTCTATAGTACCAATGAGGATACGTTACGTAAACTTAAGGGTACTAAAGAAGCTAAAGATATATTAGAAACATTACTAACTCGTGCAACACTAGAGAAAAGAAAGACTACATACTATCACGGGTTAGTTAAACTAATTGATGAGATGAACTGGACAAAAGGAATTATACATGGTCAACTCAATCAATGTGTGGCAAAAACAGGTAGGTTAAGTAGTAGTAAGCCTAACCTTCAGAACTTTGATGGAGAGATTAAGTCTCTCTTTACAACTAGATATAACGGAGAAACAATATGAGTGTAGATAAACAACAACATGATATGAATGAACAACAAGTGATGGAAGAATCACATCATCACCATACAGCATTAGAGTTTAGTGAAATGATACTATCTCTTGGACCTAACGCAGTACTATCCTTACTAACAGATGATGCTCGTAAAGAACTACGTCACGCTATCATAGTACAATACAATCATAGGTTAGTAGAGGCAACAGGAGTTTAACATGATACTTAACGCTGACGCTAAAGCATTGGAGTGGGTATGTGCTACATACTTATCACAAGATAAGATAGCAATGCAAGAAATAAATAATAAGATAGACCAACATACTGATAACCAAACAAGGTTTGGGTTACCATCTAGGTTAATAGCTAAGACCTTTGTCTTTAGATTAATCTATGGTGGTAGTGCTTATAGCTATGCTATGGACAATAACTTCAAGGACATAGGTAACGAGGACTACTGGCAAAATGTGATAGATGAATTCTATCGTAAGTATACAGGACTTAAAGATTGGCATGACAAAATATTCAATGATGCTAAACGAGACCTTAAGCTTACTATGCCTACAGGTAGGACATACTTATATCCAACTGAAGTAAACAGTATGGGTAAGGTCAAGTATCCACGCACACGAATCCTTAACTACCCAGTGCAAGGACTCGGTGCTGACCTAATGGCTATCGCTAGAGTATCCTTACGTAACAGACTTAAAGATACACAAGGTGTTAAAATAATAAACACTGTACATGATTCCATCATGCTTGACTTTGATGAAAACATATGTTATACTAATAGTATAGTAGACACAGTTAAACAGTGTTTTGAAGATATCCCAAGTAACTATCAAAAGTTATTTGGTAAAGAATTCAACCTTCCTATGAGGGTTGATATACAACTAGGTACCAATTGGGGTAACCTAGAAGACGTAACTTAATCTTAAGGAGATTATATATGCAAGTAAATGTCGTAGATGTATCCAGCTTGAACACACATTCTGCAAAGAATGGTAGACAATACCAGTCAATAGAAATTATGTACAAGAATGATGCTGGTCAAGCACAAAATAAAAAGCTAATGTCCTTTGCTAACCCTGCAGTATTCAAGGCAGCACAGACCTGGCAGAAAGGTGATGTAGTACACGTATCTACAGAGAAAGATTCAAATGGATATTGGCAATGGACAGCAGTAGGCAATGATGCAGCAGACGTTACAGACAAACGTGATGGTAATGCAGCACAGGGCTCTACTCAAGCCGCAAGCTCTTCAGCAACTAGAGTCTCAGGTAGTAACTATGAGACTAAAGATGAACGTGCTGCTAGGCAAGTAATGATAGTCCGTCAATCGTCGTTAAGTAATGCCGTAGCTACACTAGCAATAGAGGGTAGCAAGGCTACAGCTAATGATGTAATCAGTTTAGCTAAACTATATGAGGGCTATGTCCTCGGACAAGAGGCTGAACCAGCTAGCATTGCTGAACTAGAATCAGACATACCATTCTAAATGCAAGTTTTAATTGACCATGATTTAGTAGTGTTTAGATGTGCAGCATCTGCAGAGAACGATAGTCTTAACATAGCAATCCATCGAGTAGAATCATTGCTTGATGAATTGCTTACCAAGACTGGAGCAGATAGCTATCGTGCATTCTTATCTGGTAAGACTAACTTCCGTAAGTCTATCTATCCAGAGTACAAAGCTAATCGCACTGCACCTAAACCAGTACATCTGGAAGCTCTACGAGAATATGCTCTAGACAAACAGAATGCTGAGTTAGCACCTGATACATTAGAAGCTGATGATGCCCTGGGTATTAATCAGACTGATGATACTATGATTGTGTCATTAGATAAAGACTTACTAATGGTCCCAGGTAAACACTTTTCATGGGAGATTAAGGGTAAGGGTTGGAACAAGCCCGATAAGTTCTTTACTCAAGATGTGATTGGTGGTATGAGATTATTCTTTGAGCAATGTCTCAAGGGTGATACTGCTGACAACATTAAAGGTATAGAAAAGATTGGTGATAAACGTGCCAAAGCCTTACTTGCTGACTGTGTCACGGAACAGGAGATGTTTGATACTGTCCGTGATGCATACAGTAATGATGATGAATTCATAATGAATGCATCCGTACTGTGGATAATGCAACATGAGGAGGATGTATGGAAGGACAGGTTTAATGCCTACGTTCAAGAGTAAGCTAGAGATAAAAGCTTGGGCAGAACTCAAGAAACATTTCCCAAGTGTTAAGTATGAGCCCGATGTAATAGAATACATACAGCCAGTCAAGTCACGGAAATATAATCCTGACTTTCGTATGGCAAAGAATGTATACATAGAAGCAAAGGGTAAGCTTGACCTAGCTACTAGACAAAAAATGGTTTGGTTTAAAGATTGTAATCCTGAAGTCACTATAATATTCTTGTTTATGAATCCCGATAACAAGATAACCAAACGTAGTAAAACAACATACTGGCAGTGGGCTGAGAAACAAGGGTTCATGTGGCTAGACTTTAGAAAGGATTGGATAAATGATTATAAAAAACTTATCAGAAAATAGTGATGGTAGTTGTGACTTTGACTTTAAGGTAGACAAACGAGAGACAGAGTTCTTACTATCCTTTGCTATTAAAGCTCTCATGCGTGAGGGTATAATTAAAACAGCAGACGAAGAGCTATCTGAACATGAGGTAGAACTTCCAATGGAGAACTTACAATGAAGAAACATCTTGTAATAGGAGATACCCAGGTTAAGCCTGGGATTTCCCTATCTTATCTATCATGGATAGGTAAGTACATAGTAGATAAACAACCTGACGTTATAGTCATGATTGGAGATTTCGCTGATATGCCTAGCTTATCATCATATGATACAGGCAAGAAATCATTTGAGGGTAGGACATACAAAGCAGATATTAAAGCTGTACACAAGGGTATGGATGCTCTTCTAGCACCTATGAAAGCTCTTAACAATAGGTTAGCTAAAGCTAAAAAGAAACTATATAAACCTAAGATGGTACTAACTATGGGTAATCATGAGCAGCGTATCAATACTGCTATTGAATATGATAGAAAGTTAGATGGTCTTATCTCATTTGAAGATTTAAAGTATGAAGAAGCAGGATGGAAAGTTGTACCGTTTCTTGAGGTTGCTACTATTGATGGTGTTGCTTATAGTCATTACTTCGCAAGTGGTGTTATGGGTCGTCCTGTAACGTCAGCACGTGCACTATTAACTAAGAAACATATGAGTTGTGTAGCTGGACATCAACAGGGACATGACATAGCTTACGGTATGAGAGCTGATGGTAAACAGATGACATCAATCATTAGTGGTAGTTGTTATCTACATGATGAGGATTATTTATCTCATCAAACTAATCAACATTGGAGAGGATTATATATGTTACACAATGTAGAGGATGGTTCATTCGATGAGTGTGCTATACCATTACATTATTTAAAAAGAAAGTATAGGAAATAGCTTGACTTTCTCTGTAATATATGATATAATAATAATATGAAGACAAATAAAATAAGTAACATAAGAGCTAACATAGCTAAGAAGAAACAAGTAGGTGGTAATCATTATACAAGATATAAGATACAACCTATAGAGTTTATAACAGCTAATGATATAGGTTTCATTGAAGGTAATGTCATTAAGTATCTATTAAGATTCAAAGAAAAGAATGGCTTACAAGACTTAGATAAAGCTATACATTATGTTGAACTACTAAAAGAACTGTATCAAAATGGTAAAACTTAAAACAAAAAGAGTTTGCAATAAATGCAAAGAACCTGCTAGAATCTGGGATAAAGGACAGAATATCAGAAAAGATACAAGCAGGAGATAAGGTAGGTGTAGGTAACTTTGTTATGGCAGTTAGTTATACAGAGTCATACAAAGATTTACAATATGTTGCTAACTTTGTTAACTGTGATATGGCAATGGATTATTACAATAATAATTGTGCATCGCAAGGTGCGATGATTATGATGTGTCAATTAGAACAGTATCTCTATATGCCTATTGGTCATGATAGTGATAGTTCTTTTGACTTTGAACCAACAGATAAACAATCCTGTGGATTTGTTGGAGTACAACAACCTAAACTATATGAGGATTAATTATGCCAGGAACTAATGGTACAAATGATTACGAAATCCCTGGTGCAAAATTAAAGACTAGTGTACCAAGTGATAAATACAAGGAAGGGTGGGACAGAATCTTTGGTTCCAAGCCTAACAATAAACAATTTAATAATAAAAAGGATAAGGGTCGGTCATAAT